TATAACGAGACAAATACAACCGATCACGTTTTGTATTTGCCTTTTGTAGATTTATGTTTAACAATATATAAAGAAGAGGATGACGAGTAACAACACATCATATAAAGTACACGCACACCAAACTACTGATGCTAAAAGATTAACTTTTAATATAGAAGAAGGAGCTATGGTTACTACTGAAAGTGGTATATGGCAAGTCTATAATGGTGCTTGGAGAAAGATATACCCACAATCTGGAATAGGTAGTGGTTTAGGTTGGACAAGATACGATGACGGATTATATACCGCTGCCAATAAATTAATTTTATTGGAAGATAATGAAATATCTTTGCCTAATAATGCCGCTAATACTTATAGAAGCTACGCAGGAATAGACTACTATAACGGAACAAGAATAACAGCTGATAACTTAAACGATGTTTACATATTGACAGTTGCTTTTAAATGTTCTGCATTAAATGCTAATCAAACATATTTAAGATTACAACTTGATGCACAAAACGGCACACCATACGAAAGGGTTGGAGTAGATATAGCTTTCCCAAAAGGCAATAACATAGAACACGAATTTCACCAAGTTTTTCAATACTATGCAGACCAAAATTTTGTAGATAATGGGTCTTTGTTAAATATTACGCCATCAGGCGGTACTGCCAAAATATGGGACATAATATACTTTATACAAAAAACACAATCGTATGCATAATAAAATGAAAGCTACTCCAAGTAGAACAAGCCCAAAGTCATCCAAGAGAGGATGCCTTTGCAAAAATGGAACCTACTCAACTAAATGCTGTAAAGGCAATATGATTAATCAAGGAATAGGAAGTATAACTAAAATATCAGAATAATGTTTAAAAGCAAGAAAAGTAAATCAAAGAAAGAAGAGGCTCCTAAGCCTCTGATTGAAAAAGTAGAAGTACAAGAAATTAAGAAAGATGACGGAGTAAGAGTCATCACAAGAAGCAACGGATAGTTAAAAATATAACAGTTCGTTGTATTTCAGTTATCATAACATATTTAGTAAATAAATAACCCAATTAATATGAACGCAAAAGAAATCGTTGACAAATTCAAGGAGATTCTGCTTTCTAAGCCAGAAGAAGTAGCTACTGAAGCTATTGAGGTTCAAGAAGAAGTAGTTTTATCCGAGCAGGAGCAAGAGGTTTTAGCTGAAGAGCCAGTTGTTGATGCAGCTGAAGACATCGTAGAAGATGCTGTTGAAAGCGAAGACAAGTATGCTACTAAAGAAGAGTTGGCTCAAGCAATGGCTGAAATGAAAGCTATGTATGACCAAATTATGGAATCTATGAGTACGGAGGAGCCTAAAGATGCTCCTGCTGAGTTAGCTGATGCTACTGAGTTATCTGCTCAAGAAGAAGTAAAAGAATTAACTCACTCTCCAGAGGAAGTGGTTGGTTCAAGAAATTTAAACTTGTATGCTCAAAAAAGAGCCGCTACTACATTTGACTTAGTATTATCAAAAATCTCTAAACAATAAAACAATGCCAACTAACACATCTATCACTACTACTTACGCAGGTGAATTTGCTGGAAAATATATTTCTGCTGCATTATTATCTGCTTCTACCATTGAAAATGGTGGAATTGAAGTAAAACCAAACATCAAGTACAAAGAAGTAATCAAAAAGATTGCTACTGACGATGTACTTAAAAACGCAACTTGTGACTTTGATCCAACATCAACTGTTACATTAACTGAAAGAATCATCCAACCAGAGGAGTTCCAAGTTAACTTACAATTATGTAAGAAAGACTTCCGTTCTGACTGGGAGGCTGTACAAATGGGAGTTTCTGCTTTTGATAGCTTACCTCCATCATTTGCTGATTTCTTAATCGCTCACGTTGCTGCTAAAGTAGCACAAAAGAACGAAACTAACATCTGGTCTGGTACTAACGCTACTGCTGGTGAGTTTGACGGATTAGTAACTTTAATGACTGCTGACGGAGATGTAACTGACGTAGTAGGTACTACTGTTACTGCTGCTAACGTAATTGCTGAGTTAGGAAAAGTTGTTGATGCTATTCCTGCTACATTATACGGAAAAGAAGATTTATACTTATATGTATCTCAAAACGTAGCAAGAGCTTACGTTAGAGCATTAGGTGGATTCGGAGCTTCTGGATTAGGTGCTGCTGGTACAAACGCACAAGGTACTCAATGGTGGAACAACGGTTCTCTTTCTTTTGACGGAGTTAAAATCTTTGTTGCTAACGGACTTGGAAGCAACTACATCGTAGCTGCTGAAAAATCTAACTTATACTTTGGTACAGGTTTATTATCTGACCACAACGAAGTAAAAGTTATTGATATGGCGGATATTGACGGATCTCAGAATGTGAGAATCGTAATGAGGCTGACAGCTGGTGTACAATACGGAATCGGTTCTGACATCGTTCTTTATACTCCTGCATAAGTAACACTTAAATAAAAACAAAAGGGTAGGTAAGCCGTAAAGCCTGCCTACCCTTTTTTTAATTAATCTATAAAATATAAAAACATATGGCCTGCGATTTATCATTAGGAAGAATTGAGCCTTGTAAAGATTCAGTAGGTGGTTTAAACGCTATTTACTTTGTAAACTTCGGGGACTTAGGTGCCATCACTTATGATGTTACCAATACTGATGTTATTGATGCGATTGCTGGAACTCCAAGTGCATATAAATATGACATTAAAGGAACTTCAACATTCACACAAAACATCCAATCAGATAGAGCTACTGGTACTACTGCTTTTGAGCAAGTATTAGAAATTACTCTAAAGAAGCTATCTATAGCTGACCACAACGAGTTAAAATTATTAGCTTACGGAAGACCACAAGTTATCGTTGAAGATTACAACGGAAACTACTTCTTAGCTGGATTAGAACACGGAATGGATGTAACTGGAGGTACTATCGTTACTGGTGGTGCAATGAATGAATTAAGTGGATACACACTTACATTGACAGGAATGGAAAGAGTTCCTGCTAACTTCTTAGGAGATACTCCTACAGCAGTTGGATTTACTGTAGTAGCTGGTTCTTAAACACAGTACTCTTAAACACAGAAGGGGGGAGGGCGAAAGCCCTCCCTTTTCTATTTAAAACAAAAAACATACTTTTCAGTTATCATATTATGATAAGATTACTACCAAGTACAGATGCTCAAACAATTGCAGTTATTCCAAGGGAATTTCCAACTGTAGCTGCATCATTTACTAATGTTAGTTTGACAATAACAGAGGATGGCACAAACAATTCTGAGACTATTACAGATATTGAAGCGACAATTCCAGATAGCAATAGTAATTTCGTATATATGGATATTGCATTTAGTATACTATCTGAGGAAAACGCATATTATTTAGAGTTTACAAGAGGAGGCTCTTTATTTTACAGAGATAAGGCTTATGTAACAAGCCAAACTGATGACGAGATTGTTCACACTATAAATACTAACAAATACAATGAATACGTTGGTAATGGTGATGATGAATATATAGTATTATAATATGAAACACAGAAACGTAACAATACAGCCAAAACAGAAAGTGCAAGGTTCTACAAGGATCGTAAACTTATCTGGATACCAAACACCAACTGTTAAGGAGGTTTATGGTAAAGATTGGGTTCAATATGGCGAAGATAATGACTACTTTGATAGCTTAATAGACAAGTATTTAGGTAGTCCTACCAATGCTCGTTGTATTAATGGTATTGTTGATATGATATATGGCCGTGGCCTTGAAGCCACGGACTCTGCAATCAAGCCAGAGATGTATACTAAAATGAAGATGCTTCTTAAATCAAGAGAGATTAAGAGGGTCGCTAATGACTACAAGATGCTTGGTCAAGCTGCAATTCAAGTAGTGTATAACAAACAAAAAACAAGTATAGTAAAAGTACTACACTTCCCAATGGAAACATTGAGAGCTGAGAAGGCTAAAGATGGAAAGATTAGTGCTTACTACTATCATCCTAAGTGGGCTGATATAAAGCCTTCTGATAACCCTAAAAGAATACCTACTTTTGGGTGCGGAAGTAAATCAGACCAAATAGAGCTTTATGTATTTAAGCCTTACAGATCTGGATTCTATTACTATGCTCCTGTAGATTACAATGGCTGTCTTCAGTACTGCTCACTTGAAGAAGAAGTATCAAACTACCACATAAACAACATAAAGAATGGCTTACAGCCATCTTTACTAATTAACTTTAATAATGGTGTTCCTAATGAGGAAACTCAAGAGTTAATTGAAAGAAAGATAATGGATAAGTTTAGTGGCTCTTCTAATGCTGGTAAGTTTATTCTTACCTTCAATGAGTCT